GGGGGAAATGGACGAATTGCTTCGCTACGAAATGACGGTAGGCGTCAACGTTGGTATCGGGGCTACCGATCCAATCAGGAAAATAGAAAGATTACTTCTTGGTATCCGGACGATGGGCGAGATCAATCCGGACATAGTCAGTTTGATAAATCAGGAAGAAGTTACTAAGGAGGTGTTTGGCGCCCTTGGATACAAGGACTCCAAACGATTCATAGCGACACAACCGCAAGCTAAACTAGAAGAGATGGCCGCTCAACTAGAAGAATTGGGCGGTGCAGTACAGCAACTTATGGAGCAGGGTTCCAATAAGGAACTCGATGTTCAGGGCAAGATTGTTTCCGCCCAGATAAAGGGTCAGTCTGATGTTGCCGCCGCCGAAGCGAAGGCGCTTGGTGAAATGAGAACTGCCCAGTTGCAGGTTGCCGCAATGAATGAGAGAGATGCGGTTAAGGCCCAACTACATATGATTGATTCCAGAATAAAGGCTGAGAAGAATGACATTGCTAGAGGTGAACTGCTACTTCAGAAGGAATCGCTAGTTCACAAGATGTTGATGGATCAGCCTGATATCGGAATTGATCCAGAAGGCAAGAAGATGAGTGAAGTTTTAATGAATGATGAATACGGGAAAATACAGGGGGCGGAAGGATGAATCATCTGAAAGATAGAGGTATTGGTTATTTCCGTCATTGGGCTATGTCTATGAAATATAGCGTAAAGTTCTTCACCCTGTGGATAACTTCTTGTATTCATTCCTTTCTCCCGAACATCTTTAAGGGAACCGCTACAAAAGCAATTATCACAATGCACGGAGAATTGCCTCCGGTTGATGACAATCTTTATAACAATTAGACAAGAGTGGAAGAAAAAGAGTTATTAATTGCGGAGGCCAGACTTGGTCTCCAGACACGGGAATTTCTGAAGTCAGAAGTGGGCCGATATTTAATTGGAAGGGCCAATAAAGCCAAGGAAGAATCTTTTGAGGCTTGGTCGGTTACTGATCCAAATGATGCCGAAACAATTCGCGAACTTCAGTTCCGGGCTAGGTTGCCCTCTTTGGTCATTACATGGTTGGAAGAGGCGATTAACCAAGCGAAACACGCAGAGAGTTCTCTGCAAGAAATAATAGGGAATTAATTATGGCCGAAGACGCTATCCAAGAGGACGTATCCGAAACCAAAGAAGACGTTCTTACCACTCATCAATCTGAATTGGAAAGAATTGCCGCCAAGGTGGAGTCTGACGAAGAACACCTTATGGGGAACGAAGAAGAATTAGTAGAGGAAGTAGTCGATACTGGAATCCAATCTCCGCTTCAACGCAAGGGTGACGAGTGGTACGCCACCGCTAAAGTTGACGGTGAAAAGGTTGATGTATCTTACGATGATCTGTTGGCTCAGTATCAAAAAAATTCCTCTGCCGACAAACGCCTTCAGGATGCCGCAGACCGGCAACGAGAGTTGCAGGATTACGAGCGGAAACTGAATGCTTACCGGGACTCACTAGAGACCCAAGCAAATCAGCCATCTCCGGACGCTGGTGAAAGTGTATCGCCATCCACTACGGACGCGACTACGGATGCCCTTTATGGGCAGTACCACGATGCCCTCTTTCAGGGCGATGAAGTCAGGGCAAATGAATTGCTTAGACAGATTCGCACCGCAGATCGACCTACGGAGCAATCGATTGATGTTAAGTCAATTATCGAGCGCACCAAGGCTGAAATGCGTGAAGAGGAGAAAGCGGCCCGCGAAAGGGGCTATGAGGAGCGACGACAAGAGGCCGTCAAGTTGTTTAATGACGAGTACCCCGAAGTCGTTGGAGATCCTTCATTGCTTGCTGTTGCTGACCGTCGTTCTGCCGAACTTTATCAAGAAGACCCTACCCGTGATCCTTGGGACATTATGAAGGAATGCGGCGACTACGCCAAAGACTGGTTGTTCAAATATGTCGAGGAACTGGGCGGGAAATCTGGAGAAAGTAGACAAAAAAGAAAGCAGGACATGGATGACGTTGCTCCTGTAAATGCTCGCGCTCATATAGGCGAGGATGAAAGTGAGCCAAGTTATTCAGACATCATAAGTGAGATGAAGCAGGAACGAGGTCAGTTCGCTTAATCTCTAATTTTCATTTTCTGATAAAAGGAAACAATACTCATGGCTGGACAAGTATGGGGAACAAGTAACCTTGGTGGTTTCATGTATTCCCTAAATTTGAGCAAGGAGTTGCGTGTTGCCCTGCGTCCGATTGTGAAGTTCCGTCAGTTTGCCGATGTAAAGGATGCGGCCCATCAAGGGCTTAATCGCGGCGATACATTCCACTGGAATGTTTATTCGACTGTTGCCACTGGTGGCGCGGCGCTTACTGAAAATACGGCTATCGCCGAAACGAACTTTACAATCACTCAGGGGACCATGACAATTACCGAGCACGGTAACTCAATTCCCTTCTCCTCGAAACTGGATGATATGTCTGAGCATCCCGTTAAAGAGATCATTCACAAAGTCTTAAAACTCGATGCGGCGCAAGTGTTGGATGATCTGGTTGCTAACCAGATTGACACATGCAAGTTGCGTGTTGTGGCAGAAACGGCTACCGATACGGTAACCTTGACTATTGATGGCACGGCAACGCTTACCAATACGGTAGCGCTAGGCAAAGATCACATCAAAGCCATCGTGGACGTAATGAAAGAGCGTAACATACCCGCATACGAGGGTGATGACTACTTTTGCATTGCGTGGCCGACAACGTTCCGTACCCTGAAGAACAACTTGGAATCGATTTCTCAGTATGTCGAAACCGGGTTCCAGATGATCCGTAATGGTGAAACTGGTCGTTACGAAGGCGTGCGTTTCGTTGAGCAGACTTATCGATCAAAAGGTGGTTCTACCACCGGTCTAGGTACCCCAGCGGGTGCTTGGGCAGGGTCGAAGTCTGATTGGGCAGTATTCATGGGCGCCGATACCGTTGCTGAAGCAGTTGCGATCCCCGAAGAAATTCGCGGGAAAATCCCAACTGATTTCGGACGGGCTAGGGGCATTGCATGGTACTACCTTGGTGGTGCAGGTCTCGTTCATTCAACCGCAGCAGAGTCCCGCGTTGTTATGTGGGATTCAAAAGCCTAGAGGAGATAGTCATGGCACAATCAACTCAAGGTGTTGGAGTTAAAAGCGGTCTTTCTGACCAACAGAAGATTAGCGACTCCAAAGAGTCTTTGGGCCTCGGCTCTAAAGGTAAAGACCAGAAGCCGCAAGGCGTTGGTCCTGCCCAGAGCGTAGCAGGCGGATACAAAATCCGTTAGGTCCATCAACCTAAGTGGGGGGGAGGGCGCAAGCCCTCCCCTTTTCTTATATGAATATGTGGAAAGAATTTTTTCGTGCCGCTGGAGTTGGCTCAATGAAAGAAAACAAATATTGGAAGAAAGAGAAGGACATGGATAAGTCATCCATTGTGTGTCGTGATCCAGAGGATTCGCGCCCGCACATGGTTGATGATTTTGAGAAAGGTGAAGTCTATCGTATGGAGATGTACCCCATTCCGAAGATTTGGTCTTTTTCTTTCCCGCCGTTCCGTAGACATCGACCGCTGAATAAATAGTCATGGCTGACAACGAAGGCGCTCCGGGCGGCCCCGGTGATACTGGTGAAGCGGAAGCGGCGGCAGATGCGGCGGCAGAAGATGCTCTAGGTGCGGGTGAATCCGCACAAGGGACAGATGCTGGCGCTAATACGGGGCCGGGTGTGTCTGCTGGGCCGGGCCAAGAAGCAGACGAGGGTACTGATCGTGACCTGAGTATGGACGATGAGATTGATTACTCTCCCTATGAGTCAGAAGACCTCGAAGACATGCAGGATGAGTTCGACAAGAGGCAGGCCGACTTACCTACTCGCCACAAGGCTAATGCCATTGCCATAAGAAATGAGTTGGCGAAAGTTACAGATAAAGTAAATTCCAAAAATCCGGCTAACCTTTTAGGTATCACCTATCAGAAAGATCGCTACACCGAAAAAGAAAAGCAGGACATGGTGCAAGCGTTCAGAGATAAGCATGAAGATACGATTAACACCCTATCTAAAGCCCACAGCAAGGAGATGGATGCGCAAAGGGATAAGAAAGGCATGTTGAAAGGCGCTTATGATGCTACTAAAAGCCCGGCAGGTATGGTTATGGGTTTTTTGGGTGGTCCATTGGGGCTGGCGGGGATGGCGCTTACCGGGCTGCTGACTGAGATGGGGTTGAATTATACCGCCATTGATATAGAGACAGACCTAGATTCGTTGATGCAGCAAGTTGGCCTTAAAGAGAAGGACGCGCAGTCCGATGTAAGCGATCCAGACGTTGTGTTTCTAAAGGCAGAATGCGAGGAAAGAGATGGATACAGGTGGGACGATGCAATGGCAACCTGCGTAGTTGACACGATTAAGAAGGCAGACCCGATTGACGTGGTCAACCCGTATTAAAGATAAGTGAAGGTTTTTAATCTACCAACTTCTTCTGAAGTTGGTACGAGTAGATGGCAAGACCTCTCCGAAGAAGAACTTGGTGGGAAGCGGGATAATACGGTGTGTGTCGTTCGCTACGGCGGCTACGGGGATCAGTTGCAGATAAGTTCTGTATTTCCATTGCTGAAAAAGCAGGGTTATAAAGTCTGCGTAAATGTTACGGAGATCGGGGAACAGATTTTAAGGAACGATCCCCACATAGATGAATTGTTTGTTCAGAAAACAGATCAGGTTCCCAACAAAGAACTGGGTCCATACTGGGACCATATAAAACCGTTATTTTCCAAGTTTGCAAATCTTGGGCTGGTAATAGAACACAACTTACTGTGCGTCCCAAAGCAGGAGATATATTACTGGGACACGGACAAGCGCCACGAAAAACTGAATAAAAACTATGGCGAGGCGCTGCATGATGCGGCTGGTGTTGAGTATATTTTCAATAACAGATTTTTCCAGACGCGTTCAGAAAGAAAGTGGGTTGCAAAGCAGCGGCGAGCGATGCGTATTGGTTCGCACCATTACGTCATTATGGTTGCCCTTTCTGGGTCTTCAGTGCACAAAGCGTACCCACACTTAGATTCCGTGATGGCTAGGGCGCTTATAGAGTGGCCTAATGTTCGTTTCGTTATGGTCGGTGACGCTATTTGTAAGATTCTGGAACAAGGCTGGGGAAAAGAAGATAGGGTTTTCTGCAAAAGTGCGGTGTGGGAGATAAGAAAAACTTTAGCGTTTGCACAGCAATGCGATTTAATTCTTGGCCCGGAGACGGGCATTCTCAATGGCGTCAGCGCGGATGATGTAGCAAAGGTTTGTTTATTAAGCCATTCGTCAGAAGAGAATTTAACTAAGTACTGGGTGAATACAACGGCAATATCATCAGAGAATGTTCATTGTTATCCATGCCACATGATGCACTGGGGATTTAACTATTGCAACAGGGACATGGAGACAGGTGGCGCAATGTGCGCCGCGAAGATAGAACCGAAAACAGTTTTTAATGCGATTGAATATCACAGAAATTTGAAATATGACGTTCTTAGAACTTTGTCAAACAGTTAGGCTGGAAGTTGGTGTATCAGGCGCAGGCCCAAGCACAGTTGTGGGCCAAGAAGGCCAATTAAAATCAATAATTGATTATGTGGCCGAAGCCGATCATCAGGTTCAAGGATTGTGGAAGGATTGGAATTTTCTCTGGACACAGTACTCCTCTACTCTATCAACCGGCACAGCCACGCCCGCATTAACCAAGCCCACTGATCTTGGAACTTGGGACATGCGCTCATTCTTCCTTGACTACACCTCTGACGACCACACAAACCTGACACCGCTTTCTTATACGGATTACAGGTCTTCTCAGAGACAGGGAACCCAAACGAATTCGACTCCGTCGAATGTGATTGTTCAGCCGGATGAATCCATTATCGTATATCCAAACCCGGATAAATCTTACACGATCACGGCTGATTATTGGAAAACCCCAACAAGGATGTCTGCCAATACAGATTCGTCCTCAATACCTTCCCAGTACCATCGGATTATTGTTTCGCGTGCGAAAACAATGTGGGCTGAGAGAGAAGAGGCACCAGAAATTCTTTTGGCTTCATCCGCAGAGTATTCAGATATTCTTGATAAGTTGGAGGCGCAGTCTCTCCCAGATCAGAGACTGAGAAGACTCAGCAGTGTTGATACGAACGAAGTTATTCGGGTCATATAATGCCAAATATTTATTCCGAGGCTATCAGTCGTAGTAATTTTCCAGCGTCGTCCATGCGGGCGAAATACTTTGCTTTCGAGGGTGGGGAAATTCTTACCGACCCCGCTTTATCAGCACCGCCCGGTAGTCTTTTATATGGGAAGAACTATGAGGTTTACCCGGAGGGCGGTTATCGTCGCATAGATGGATTTGAACGATACGATGGGCGGACAAAGCCATCAGAAAGCATTTACTGGATACTTGAGTTTCAGACAGGAACTGTTGCGACAGTAGATACAAATATAATTACCGGCTCTATATCCGGCGCCACCGCTGAACTTATCTCTACTTCAGTCGTAGAAAGCGGCTCTTACGCTGGCAATGATGCAGTTGGATATATGGTGATTGCTCTACTCACGGATAGTTTTCAGGTGGGAGAGAATATTCAGGTCAGTTCCTCGACGGTCGCGGTAGCAAAGGCGGTCGAAAAGTCTCTCGGAGCATCGACAGATGCCCTCGATGCTACATATTCTCAGGCTTCTATAGAAAGGGCGAGATCAAAGATTGGGACTGTAACCGGATCAGGAGCGATCCGTGGAGTCTGGGTATATAACGGAGTCACTTACGCATTTAGAAATAATGCTGGCGGTACGGCGTGCATTATGCACAAGGCTTCCGCTACCGGATGGTCTGTGGTTGATCTTGGTTCTTATATAAAGTTCGATAGAGGAAGTTCAGCCTTTTCAGAAGGAGACACGATAAAACAGAACGGGACGAACACTACAGCCATTGTCAGACGCATAGTTGTAAGGGCGGGAACTTACGCTATTGTTGATGCCGAAGGTTTGTTTGTTCTTTCTGACGTAAAGCATGGCACGGCCTCCGCAACAATAACCGCAGGTGGCTCAGGATACACTGGTACGCCAACGGTTGCGTTCTCGGCCCCACCCGATGGAATGGGGGTTGCCTCTACAACAATAACGGCAGGCGGCTCCGGTTATACAACCGCCCCGACAGTGACCTTTGCCGCCGCACCAGTTGGCGGCACCACTACCGTAGGCACAGCCATTGTATCTGCTGGCTCTGTTACCGCGATTACTATTACAACGAAAGGGTCTGGGTATCTAACTGCCCCAACCATTAGTTTTGGCGGCCCCGGAACAAGTGCTACTGCAACAGCAACATTGGACGACTTCCAGACAACTGGCACAGGCACTATTGCGGCTGGCGCAGTTACTGGGATAACGATTACAAATATAGGTTCCAATTACACTTCGGCCCCAACAATAACAATCACCGGCGGCGGCGGCGCTGATGACGCTACTGCGACAGCAACGCTAGATGCGTTTGCCAATAATCAAACGCTCTATAAATACGATACTACTCTGTCTGGCGGGATTAACGCTTCAGTTACGGTTATTCCTGTAACGGATGTAACAGATTTTCCTGACGCCGGGACTATCGCCATAGGGGCGGAACTAATAACCTACACCGGGAAAACCGGTTCAACGAGTCTAACTGGTTGCGTTCGTGGGTCATCGGCGGTGCCACATTTGTCCGGCGCGGCTGTTTTAGCCCACAGGGCTTTATCGAACGAGGCGCGGGTAATTGTTACGTTGGTTCCAAGTGGTAGATATAAGTTTGTCAACTACAACTTTGGAGGAAGCGCCGCAACCAACAGGATGTATGGGTGTGACGGATTCAATCCATCATTTGAGTATGACGGAACATACTGGGTTCCAATATTTACTGGAATGTCAGTCGATACCCCGGTTCACATTTCTTCGCATAAGAAACAACTGTTTCTGGCCTTTCATAAAGGTTCTTTACAGCACTCTGGTATAGGTGAGCCTTATTCTTGGACGGTTATAAGTGG